GATTTATTCAAGTTGTATGATGTTACTGTAACGAAATTAAATGAAGCTTTCATCAAATTAGAATGTGAACGTAGTACGAGCCAAGAAATCTCAGACTACTTCACGTTTCAAGTCCCAGGTTATCAATTTGTTCCTGCTTATAGAAATAAATTGTGGGACGGAAAAATACGTTTATTTGATTTAAAAACTAATCAAATTTATTATGGATTAGTTCCATACATCAAAAAATTCTGCTCTGATAGAAAATATAGTGTCACGTTTGATAAGAATGTTGAGTTAGAAGAAAATTTTTCATTAAAAGAAGCAGAAGAGTTTATATCAACTCTAAACATACCTTTTCAGCCAAAAGATTATCAGAAGGTCGCTTTTGTTCAAGCAATAAGAAGTAGAAGAATATTACTTTTATCACCAACCGCATCTGGTAAATCATTCATACAATATCTGATTGTACGATACATTCAGCAGCAATGCAATAAAGGTCTACTAATTGTTCCTACAACATCTCTAGTGGAACAAATGTATACTGATTTTAAATCCTATGGATACGATGTCGAATCATTTTGTCATCGTCAATATTCCGGAAAAGAAAAACACACAAACAAATTTCTAACAATTACAACTTGGCAGTCTATTTACAATCTGGACAAATCTTACTTCGAACAATTTGATTTTGTTTTGGGTGATGAAGCACATCAATTTAAAGCGAAATCACTAGCAACAATCATGACCGGACTTCTAAACGCAAGGTATAGAATTGGTTGCACAGGAACTCTTGATGGAACTAAAACGCACAAGCTTGTTCTAGAAGGTTTGTTTGGTCCAACTTTCAAAGTAACGACAACAAAAGAATTGATCGACAATAAAGTTTTATCTGATTTTAAAATTAAATGTTTGATATTGAAATATCCAGAAGATATTTGTCAACAAAGCAGAAAGTGGGACTATCAAAAAGAGATAGAATACATAGTAATGAATGCTCACAGAAACAACTTCATTAAGAATCTTGTTTTATCTCTTCAAGGTAATTCATTAGTTCTGTTTCAGTTTGTTGAGAAGCAAGGAAAACAACTGTTTAGTATTGTCGAAACAGAAGCTAAAGATAGAAAAGTTTTCTTCATCTACGGAGGAACGGAAGTCGATACTCGCGAATCCATAAGAGCAATTACTGAAAAACAAAATGATGCAATCATCATTGCTTCTTACGGAACGTTTAGTACCGGAATTAACATTCGAAATCTCCACAATGTTATTTTTGCTTCACCTTCAAAATCCAGAATCAGAAACCTTCAATCAATAGGAAGAGGTCTCAGAAAAGGAGATAACAAAGAAGTTGCAACTTTATTTGACATTGCGGATGATTTAAGAGTAGGTAAACATACGAATTTTACCTTGAATCATTTTATAGAAAGAGTTAAAATATATGATGAAGAGAAGTTTAATTATAAGTTCTATAACATCGAGTTAAAACATGGATAATATAAAAATAATAAGGCTTGAAGATGGAGAAGATATCATTACTTCGTATCAAATTGAGGAAGAAACGGACACCATTGTGATGAATAACCCGATGACTCTTTTCTTTAAAAGAATTACTCCAGGTAAATCTATGGTCATGATGAGCCCTTGGATGCCTGCTGAACTTTTGAAAATCAACTCTGCTAAAATACACGCACATAGGATCGTTTCTATTTTTGAACCAAAGAGTTCATTAGTTGAATATTATCTATCAGCAGTTGATGAGTGTAATGAAATTATTAAAATGAATGAAAAGCTGATTGACACATCTCTTCTTGATCAAAAAGATGCACTCTCAGAAGAAGAATACGATGAGGAAGAATTGCTAGAAGTAGAAGAAACTTCTAAAGGACATACCTTACATTAATCTCAAGCTTGGACACCAGCATTATATGTCTATGCCTGGCTCTTGTCAAGCAAAATAATAGGAAGTAATGAATGACAAAAAGTAAACACTACGTCAACAATGAAGATTTTTTAAATGCTCTAATCAAGTACAAAGAAGATTGTGACACAGCAAAGAAAGAAAATAAAAATGAACCTATTGTACCCAACTATATCGGTGAATGTTTTCTGAAGATTGCTGAACATCTTTCCAGAAAACCGAACTTTATCTCATACTCATTTAGAGAAGAAATGATTTGTGATGGCATCGAAAATTGCATTATGTATTTTAGAAATTTTGACCCAACAAAATCTAACAATCCTTTTGCCTACTTTACACAGATAATTTATTATGCTTTTCTTCGTAGGATTCAAAAAGAAAAGAAGCAGATGTATGTGAAGTATAAGGCGACGGAACAATTTGGTATTTTGGATGAGGGTGAGCTTTATGAAGACTCTGATGGAAATATGAAACAATTCGTAATCTACGATAACATTTCCGAATTCATTCACAATTTTGAAGAGAAGAAAAGAAACAAAAAGAAAAACAAAAAAGGTCTAGAACAATTTTTTGAAGAAGAACTAACAAATGAAGGATGATTTGAAAGTAGGATTCACTTGCTCAACATTTGATTTATTTCATGCTGGGCATATCATGATGTTAAAAGATGCAAAAGAACAATGTGATTATCTGATTGTTGGATTGCAAACCGATCCAACATTGGACAGGTCAGAAAAGAACAAACCTATACAATCAATATTTGAAAGATACGTTCAACTTCAGGCTTGCAAGTATATTGATGAAATTGTTGTATATGCTACGGAAAAAGACCTCATAGACATCTTGAATTCTTATCCAATTGATGTTAGAATTGTTGGTGAAGAATATCGGGATAAAACTTTTACCGGGAAAGAAATGAATATGCCGATCTTCTATAATAAAAGAAGACACAGTTTCTCTACAACCGAACTTCGCAAACGTGTACAAGAAGCTGAATCTATTAAAGATAAATGGTAAGTATTAATGCGAATTGCACTTATAAATGATACTCATGCTGGAGCGAGAGGAGACAGCCTCTTGTTTAATGAATTTTTCTTCAAGTTTTGGGAAAATGTATTCTTTCCTTATTTGAAAGAGCATAACATCAAACATATCGTTCATTTGGGTGATGTTGTTGATAGAAGAAAATTTATTAACTATGTGATACTGAATCAATGGAGAAAAAGATTTTTTGATGTGCTGGTTCGTGAAAACATAACTATGGATGTAATTGTTGGCAATCATGATGTAACATACAAAAATACCAATGAAATAAATGCAATACACGAATTGTTCAATCATTATGATAACATCAATGTTTATATTTCACCTCTAGATAAAAACTATGATGATCTTTCAATCTCTCTAGTGCCTTGGATCAATTCTTCCAATTACGAAGAGTCGATGCGATTTCTTGAGAATACAAAAAGTCAAGTTGTTTTTGGGCACTTTGAGATATCCGGTTTCGAAATGGACAGAGGCAATATTTGCCATACAGGGATAGAACGAAATGTTTTCGATAGATTTGATCTGGTTCTTTCTGGTCATTTTCACCATAAGTCAAATGACGGCACCGTTTATTATTTGGGCAATCAATATGAAATTACTTGGGCTGATCAAGGAGATAGAAGAGGCTTTCACGTTTTCGACACTGAAAATAGGGATTTGACATTTGTTGAAAATCCATATAAAATGTTTCATAAAATATACTATGATGACAGCAAAGAAGACTTCGATCACTGGAAGTCTTTTGATTATGGGCAATACAAAGACACTTATGTTAAGATAGTTGTTTGCAACAAAAAGAATTCTTTCCTATTTGATACTGTTGTCAATGAACTTTATAAAGTGGGAGTATCTGATTTGTCTATTGTTGAAGACGTTATGGAATTCGAATCAACTGATGATGAAGAATTGGTCGATCAAGCTGAAGATACCATGACGATTCTATCAAAATATATTGATGGTGCATCATTAAATATTGATGGTAATAAACTGAAAAATTTAATGCGAGAACTTTATGTTGAATCTTTGACTATTGAAACTACAGAATGATATTTTTTAAGACTCTTAAATTTAAAAACTTTCTCTCTACAGGCAACTACTTCACAGAAATAAATCTCTGTCGTAATACAAATACGCTTGTAGTAGGCTCAAATGGTGCTGGTAAATCCACAATGCTTGATGCATTGTGTTTTGTTCTATTTGGAAAAGCATTTAGAAATATCAATAAACCTCAGTTAGTCAACTCTATCAATCAAAAAGATTGTTTGGTTGAGTGTGAATTTTCTATTGGTAGTAAAGATTTCAGAATCGTTCGAGGAATGAAGCCGAACATCTTTGAAATTTATATTGATGGTGATCTATTAAATCAAGATGCAGCATCAAAAGATTATCAAGAACACCTTGAAAAGGTGATACTGAAACTGAATTACAAATCATTTACACAAATTGTAATTTTAGGTAGCGCATCGTTCACACCTTTCATGCAACTTTCTGCTGCTGACAGACGAGCGATTATTGAAGACTTGTTGGACATTCAAATCTTTTCAACTATGAATAATGTATTGAAAGAAAAGATTTCGAACAACAAAGATGAGCTACAGATTGTTAGAAATTCTATAGAGAAAAAAGAAGCACTTCTGGAACTTCAGCAAGAACATGTAAACAAACTACAGCAAAATAATACTGATCTGATTGATAAAAAACAGCAAGAGATTGATGCAACACAAAAACAAATTAATGATCTCCAACAAGTTGGAATCGAACTGTCAGAAAAAGTATTATCTCTTCAGAATTCAATTCTAGATAAAGACACTACCGAAAATACTTCGAAGAAACTTTTTCAGTACGAAACAAAAATTGAAACAAATCTTTCTAAGCATAAAAAAGATAAAGATTTTTTCTGTCTGAATGATTCGTGCCCAACTTGTAAGCAGGTCATTCAGGAAGGGTTTAAACAAGATCAAATTAAAACATTGGAAGAAAAAGAAGATCAATTGAAAAAAGGTCTTGAACAAATATCTTTCCAGATAAAAACTACTCAAGATAGATTGAAAGAAATAAATTCTGTCTCGAAAGAAGTTCAAGACTTACAGATACAAACTGCATCCAATTCTATGTCAATCAATCAGTCTATGAAGTATATTCAAAAACTGAAGAAAGAAATTGAATCGCTGAAGAATGATACAAAAGATATTGAAGAAGATGAATTTAAATTGAAAGCCATACAACAAGAAATTGCTGTATTGGAAGAAACAAAAAAGACTCTTATAGAAGATAAGAATTATCTTGAAACCGCATCGATTCTTTTGAAAGATACTGGAATCAAAACTAAGATTATTAAACAATACCTACCTATTATAAACAAACTTGTGAATAAAAATTTGTCTTCTTTAGATTTCTTTGTTAATTTTAATCTTGATGAATCATTTAAAGAGACAATAAAATCTAGGCATAGGGACGAATTTAGTTATGCTTCATTCAGTGAAGGTGAGAAACAGCGAATCGACATGGCACTGATGTTGACTTGGCGCGCTGTGGCTAAGTTAAAGAACTCCGCCAATACAAATCTTCTGATTCTAGATGAGGTTTTCGATTCTTCTTTGGATACAAATGGAACTGAATACTTGATGCAAATTTTGCATATGCTTGAGGATGTTAACCTGTTTGTTATCTCACACAAAGGAGATATCTTACAAGACAAATTTAGGAATATGATACGATTTGAAAAGGTAAATAATTTCTCAAGGATAGTAATGTGATAGAGTTAAGTGTATACTATGGTGATACTAAAATCACAAAAATATATCGTGTAGATGACTGTGTTCGATTCATGGTCCTTTGCCACGATAAACAAACTAATTTTTTGAAAACTGAATTTTTTTATACCGAACAACAAGCTGAAGATTTTGCAGAGGAATGGATAGATGAGTGACGAATATCTAGTTATTAATACATCACCAACTAGGGTGACGCAACCGGCTCCTATTGAGCCTCTACCTATCTTTCATAATTTTAACGAAAATGTGAAAGTTCTTTCAGAGCAGTTGTCTGAATTCGATGTTGATCAAATTACAACACCAGAAATTCAAACCTTTATTAAGCGACTGAAAAGAACTATGGTTGACAATAGCGGGTTAGGTTTATCAGCCAATCAATGTGGCTATAAGTTCCGCGTCTTTGTTATGGGTAGCCCAGAAGAGCAAATCGTCTGCTTCAATCCTAGAATCACCGAAAAGCATGGCGATCCAGTTAAGATGAGAGAAGGATGTTTATCTTATCCTGGTTTGTTTTTGTATGTACCTAGATATCAGAAAATCGAAGTGGAATTTAATGATGAAACCGGAAAATTGCGTAATGAAATTTTTGATGGTATTACAGCCCACGTTTTTCAACATGAACTTGACCACATGAATGGAATAGTTTACACTGAGCATGTAGGTCCTCTTGCATTAAAGATGGCTAAAGATAAACAAGTGAAATTAATTAATCGAATTAAAAAGTCCAAACGATGAAATTGACTATTGCTAGATTGCGAAGCGGTACTAATTACAAAGAACCTCTCCATGATATTATGGATTCTTTCTATTATCTTTTCAAAGAGTATATGGTACGAAACCCTCAACACGATTATGGTGTTTGTAATTTCGGCTGGGGTGCCGCTAATAGAAAAAAACTAGATGACATTGCTGATTCTGATGTCATTTTGATTCCCAGTGAGAATGAATTTTTTCAACACATCAAAGGTTATGTTGACCAAAGACACAAAGAAAGATCGGATGAATTTGTAAATCAAATTGGAGGTCATCTTCACAATAAACATGTTGTAATTGTGCGTAGTGACCGAGCAGACAATGAAGAACTGTATCGAAAAAGAACTTTTGCTGGGCATCTGATAGGAAAGTTTTCTACTTTTGATGAGATGGATATTCCTGGTGGTCTTCACGGAATGAAATACTTTTTTATCCGACAAAGACGAGGTATCAAACTGTTTGAAACTGAAAGAAATTATGATTTTGTTTATTGGGGATGCGACAAAAGAAAACTGATTGATAACATCGAAAGTGGAGATGAGAGACATACAGTTTTCAAACGCATTAAAAAAGATAACAAAATATCTTCCTACTTTATCGGCAAGTACAACTCAATTGTACCTGACAAAAAAATTGATTCGATGTATAATCTGGTTCCCATCTTGGAAGAAGGTAAGTCTACTCTTTGTTTTAATTGGCTTGATAGTAAAGCAACTACGAGTCGATATCATGAAGCTATCGCTTGTGATATTTTTCCTTTTGTATGGAAAAACTATGATGAAGACAACACTCTAGTCGCTGATCCTTGGCAGAGAGTTTCTTCTGTTGAAGAACTTTATAGTAAAATACCAGAGATTGAAAAATATAAAGAAAAAGTTTTCCTAAATTATATTAGTAAGCAATATTCTGAAGAGTGGTATTACGAAAGATTCTCTGAGAGATTGAATCAAATCATAGGAAATTGAATGGAAAATTGGACTGATGATGTTAAGAGACAATGGAAAGAATGGTCGGAAGCTAATCCTTCCGAGTCTTTCCAGACGATTGATGAAAAAGAACTGACCGAAAGAGTTATTCGTGAACTGTCCTATGTTTCACAAATGGACGTTAAAGAGTATACTCTCTATCAAAAATGGTGTGAAGTCCAAGAAAAATATCCCGTTGTAGAAACGAATACTCTCTTTGGTTCGGAAAAACAACTTGTGAATCCTGAACAAGGTGATATGATCGATCACATTAAATCGAATATCTGGAAGCCAACTAGCCCGGATGATTATATGAGTCTTGATCCATATCTTGAATGGACAGATGATTCAACAATCATTCAGAAAGAAACTGTTGATGGTGATACTGTCGATATCAAAATAAAAAGATCGAATCTTCCTGAGTATTGGAACACCGCTCGCACATTCATCTCAACGATGAAGAATAACAGCAACATCGGAAGAAATCTGAACTTCTTTGTTAAAGATCGTACATCAAAAAAATATCTCGGTGTTATTTGTATTTCATCCGACTTTCTCGATCTAACACCAAGAGATAGTTTTATCGGTTGGTCGAGAGAAATCAAAACACAAGGTCGAATGATTAATCATACTGCAATCGGTTCGACCATTGTTCCTTTTCAGCCTCTAGGTTATAACTATGTGGGTGGTAAACTTCTAGCACTGCTTTGTTTGTCTGATGAAGTTCAGCATCTATGGGAAAAAGTTTATGGTGATAAGCTTGTTGGTGTCACAACAACTTCTCTCTATGGTAAAACAAAAGCAAACGGTCTGAGCCAGTATGATAATCTGGATCATTGGAAGCCTATGGGCTTCACTGCTGGTTCTGTTTCTTTTGAACCAAGCAAGAAAACACGTAAAGACATTGAGCAATGGTTGAAAGTAAATCATACGCAAAGATATTTTGAATGGTATGTGGCAACCAATCCTGCTGGTCAACCTTTTAAAAGAGACCACAAGAATCGGTCGCTGAACTTTACCTACTCAAAGATGGGTGTACCAAAAGAATTAGTTCGCTCTGAACATGCGCGAGGAATTTATTTTACACCTCTGTACGATAAGACTTCTGATTTTCTCAGAAAAGAATGCAAGTTCGAAGATATGAAAAAGACTTTTGATAGCAGCACCGAAGCATTGGTCAAAATCTGGAAAGAAAAACATGCAAGAGGACGAATCGGTTTTCTGAAGAAGAAAGAAAAAGTGTCAGATGAAACCTTATTTTATGATGACCTCATTTACATGACTTGGGAAGAAACAAAAGATAAGTACCTGAATCAAGTAGGACGATAGTGTTGTATTTTTACAACAGTGTTGACAAAGCATTCTGAACTGTGTAGAATCGTTTCATAACGTGAGGAAACGAAATGCAATTCACCCAAGAATCTAAATCTCAACTAGCCAAGCTTATGGCTAGTGAGAACATCCGAGTCGAACATCAAAAGATTCAAACGGCTATGTTCGATTTGAAGAATCGCACACTCTACTGCCCTATCTGGGAAAATATGTCTGGTGAACTTTATGATCTTCTTCTAGGTCACGAAGTCGGTCATGCATTAGAAACTCCAGAAGAGGGCTGGCATAATGCAGTCATGGGAACTGGCAAGTTCAATAAAAACTTCAAGCACTTTTTGAATGTGGTTGAAGATTCTCGTATCGAGAAAAAAATCAAGCGGCGCTACCCTGGTCTTCGCCCTTCCTTTGTTAAGGCTTATCAAAGCTTGATCGATAAGGATTTTTTTGGCATTAAAGATCGAAAGATTGATGATATGCCTTTCATTGATCGATTGAATTTGTACACCAAAGCTGGTGTTAATCAAGGTATTACCTTTACTGATGAAGAGCAAATTCTCGTTTCTCAGGTCGAATCTTGTGAAACTTGGGAAGATGTTGTTCGTGTAACTGGTGCCATCTATGATTACTCGAAGGAAGAACAAAAAGAATTGATGCAGGAGCAGATGAAGAAAATCTCCTCTTCGTTCGAAGATATGGATGATTCTGACTTCGGTGATGATTTTGATTTTGATGATTATGGTGATGAGGAAGAAGATGAGTCGGAGGAAAGTTCCGATATCTCTAACAAGTCTCGCAAGTCCGATGATGGTGATGGAGAAGAATCGACCGAGAATGATGAATATATTCTAAATCGATTCAAAGAATCGTCACCTTTTTCTGGCGAGCGCAACTTCGAACCCGTTTGTGTTACAGATGAAGCTTTTCGCAATAATGAATCAAAGTTGCTTTCGAAAGAAAGTCGCGACTATGTTTATGTTGATATTCCTAAACCAATTCTAAACAAAATCGTTACTCCATATAAGCGTGTCCATGAGTTGATGAATGCATGTTGGACTCATGAAGAAATTCAACAGAAAATTTCTGAGTATTATACCGAGTTTAAGAATAAAAATGACCGTTACATTAGTTTGTTAGCCAAAGAATTTGAGATGCGTAAATCTGCATCGAAGTTCTCCAAACAGAAAATTTCTGAGACTGGCGATATCGATGTAAATCGTATCTACAAATATCAAATTGAAGATAATCTTTTCCGTAAACTTACAAAAGTTCCAAAAGGTAAGTCTCATGGTATCGTTATCATGTTTGATCGGTCAGGATCGATGATCAACTGTATGAAACATGCACTTGAGCAAGTTCTAATTTTGACCGCATTCTGTCGCAAAGTTAATATTCCTTTTGTGGTGTACGGTTTCGGAAATAATGTTGCTTGTCGTAATGTTGATTTTCCGAATGAGGGTATGGGTTTGAACGGATTTTCTTCCAACGATAAAGAATTGTATTTGACTCATGTTTACTTGCGAGAGTATTTGAATTCAAATATGAAAGCTTCCGAATACACTCGCTGTATGAAGAATGTTCTTGCGCTATCGAACTCTTATGGTGGTCGTTACTCGCGAACTATTTTTCGCCCCTATTCTGAAGAATTGTCCAATACTCCTTTGATTGAAGCAATGGTTGCTCTCGAACCTTTGACTAATGATTTTCGTAAGATGAACAATCTGGATATTGTAAATACAATTCTGATTCATGATGGCGATGCCGATAATATTCACTGTTACAATCTAGATAAGCATTATAAAATTTTTAATTCTGAAAAACAAAATGTTGTTTTGACTGATAAGAAAAATAAACTTCAATTCGATGTTGTAGGTGATAAACTTTTCGAATCTGTTTTGAGTTGGTACTCCAAAGTTACTGATTCAAAAATTATCGGTTTCTATATTACTGGCAATCAACATGAAACCCGTGAAGCGATTTTTCGGCGTTATCATGATGAAAACGGAAAACATATTCAAGAATTGTTTGAAAATCGTTTCTTTGAAATTAAAGAAAAATGCAAAGAGTTGCAAAAAATTGTTCGTGAGAATAAACATCTCGAATCGAATAACAAAGGCTACTCAAAATTCTATTTCGTTCCTGGTGATTCGAATCTTGCTGCTGAAGATTATGAATTGGATATTCAAGAGGGTGCCAAAACTAGCCAAATCAAAAAAGCTTTTCTGAAGGCTAATGTTAAAAAGCAAATTAGCCGAGTGTTCGTTAACAAATTCATTCAGCAAATCGCTGTATGATTTTTACAACAGTCTGGAAGGTCGCTTGACAGGACCTTCCAGGCATCATATAATGATCATATCTTCTGAGGAGTTTCTATATCATGAGTTCACGTGCTAATAAGCGCCAAATGGTTCTCGATCTTCTGTCTGCTTCTGGTAAAACCATTCTGAGTCGGCAAGATATTGCTTCGATTTGCTCAGAAAATTCTATTGCATTTCCTCACTGGTTCACCAATGATGATTCGAATCGAGTGAGTCGCGGTATGTTCCGTGTTCCTTCTTCTGCTATCGTTGAGATGGCTTCGACCGCTCAGGTAATTCCCATGAGTAAAAATACACAATCGGGTAATCGTATCTCTAGTGTTACTACCGATCTTGAAACTGAAGATTTGGTACCAAAAGTATACGATAACTATGTTCCTTTTGGTAACTTCAATGATTTGGTTTCTATCTTTAAGAGCAACCAATTCTTTCCTGTCTTTATTTCTGGACATTCCGGTAACGGCAAAACAATGTCCGTCGAACAAGCTTGCGCTAAAACCAAACGTAAGTTTGTGTGTGTATCGATGACTCCCGATACCGATGAGTCCGATCTTCTCGGTAACTATGTTCTAATCAACGGTCAAATGGAATGGCGTGATGGTCCCGTGACTGTTGCTGCTCGTCAAGGTGCTGTTCTTTGTATCGATGAAATTGACTACGGTGCTCAGAATCTCTCCTGCTTGCAACGGGTACTTGAAGGTAAACCCTTTCTTTTGAAGAAAAAGAATGAACTTGTTCGCCCTGCTGAAGGCTTCACTATCGTAGCCACTGCAAACACCAAAGGTAAAGGCAGTGAAGACGGTCGATATATGTTCACCAATGTTCTAAACGAAGCATTCTTGGAACGTTTTCTGAACACCTACGAACAAGAATTTCCTCCTGTCAAGGTCGAACAAAAAATTATCAAGAAGGAACTTGAATCATTCGGTCGTAAAGATGATGATTTTGGTGATCTTCTTGTTAACTGGGCTGATGTTATTCGCCAGACCTTCAAGGAAGGTGGTGTTGATGAGATTATTTCGACCCGTCGCCTAGTTCATATCTGCCGTACCTACTCTGTTCACGGCGATAAAGCTAAGTCTATCGAATTGTGCTTGAATCGATTTGATGATGATACTAAGGCTGCGTTTCTTGATCTTTACAATAAGCTTCAAAAGCCTGAAGTTGTTCAACCATCGGTAGAAAAAACTGACGAGGTTCCTTTCTGATAACTGTACCTGAGAACCTATTGACAAGGTTCTCAGGTTTTGTTATTATTTGTCCTAGAGCACTGCTCTTTTTAACTTAACTATGGAGATAATTTGATGACTAAAATGTCTGCTAAACAAAAAATGCTAAATGCCCTTACTAAAGCTGAAGGGTTTAATACTTTTACTGTAGCTTCTGCTCGTAATCGTTTTGGTGTTACGAACGTTTCAGCCCGTATTCACGAACTTCGTGAAGAAGGATATCCTATCTATACCAACCGCAAAACTCTTGCTGATGGTCGTAAGATTTCCTTCTATCGTATGGGCAAGCCTAGCAAAGAAGTTGTTGCTGCTGGTTACCGTTCTCTTCGTGAGAAGAATGTTCGCACATTCGCCTAATACCTAACTAATCCTTGATAAGGAGGCGATATATAATAGTATCGCTTCCTTATTTTTTATGGTGAATTATGGAAATTAAAGTAAAAATTGATGACTTGAAAAAAAGCAAACTGTTTATTGCAACACCCATGTATGGTGGCATGGCTCATGGCATGTATGTGAAGTCTTGTCTTGATCTTCAAGGTATTATGTCAAAGTATGGAGTCGAAACAAGATTTTCATTTCTGTTCAACGAATCTTTGATCACCAGAGCTAGAAATTATCTAACAGATGAATTTCTCCGTTCAGATTGTACCCATCTATTGTTTATCGATTCTGATATTCATTACAATCCTCAAGATGTAATTGCTCTTCTAGCACTAGATAAGGACGTGATTGGTGGTCCATATCCGAAAAAATCAATCAACTGGGCTAATATTGCTGAAGCTGCAAGAAAACATCCAGATATGAACCCAGGTGAATTAGAAAATCTTGTTGGCGATTATGTATTCAATGTGGTAAAAGGAACTCAACAATTCACTGTCACTGATCCTCTAGAAGTTCTAGAGATTGGTACTGGATTCATGTTGATCAAGCGGCATGTATTCGAACAGATGGAGAAAGCTTATCCACAACTTCGATACAAACCAGATCACGTTGGGCAGGCACACTTCGATGGCTCACGATATATTCATGCATACTTTGACACTATCATCGACACTAAAGAGAGTGCAACAGGTGGTGGTTCTGACCGTTATCTTTCTGAAGACTATATGTTTTGTCAATTGTGGAGAAAGATCGGAGGTCAAATCTATTTGTGCCCTTGGATGAGAACTCAGCATATTGGAACATATCCTTTCACTGGCAATATGCCTAAGATTGCTGAACTTACTGGGAGACTATGATGAAAGATGATCAATATGAACTTTTTGAGTCTACTAATGTCATGGATGAAGTTGCTCGTTCACAAGTAGCCACTGAAGGTGGTAGAAAGTTTGATGGTAGTAAATTAGAATATGGGCTTCTTCCTCCTCTTGCACTCAAAGCTACCGTTGATGTATTGACATTTGGTGCTCAAAAGTATGAGCGTGACAATTGGAAATTGGTGCCAGATTCTAAGCGTAGGTATTTTGATGCACTACAACGACATTTGTGGGCATGGAAAGAAAATGAGAAACTAGACCCCGAATCTGGTAAACATCACCTAGCACACGCTATGTGTTGCTTGATGTTTTTGTATGAACATGATATACTGTATTCTGTTGATAAATGATGAGGTTATATAATGAAACTTTCTAAAGAAACTCTTTCTGTTCTGAAAAATTTTGCATCGATTAATGATGGTATTGTTTTTCGTTCAGGAAATATTTTGAGAACTTGCGATACTCAAAAGCAAATCATGGCTGAAACAAAAATCAGCGAAACGATTCCTTCAAACTTTGCAATTTACGATTTGAATCGTTTTCTTTCCGTGTTGTCTCTACATGATGACAATACAGAAATTGAACTGGATGATAATAACAAGGCTGCAAATCTCAAGAGCGGAAAAAAGCGTACCAGTTACAAGCTTTGCTCTATTGAGATGATCAAGAATGCACCAGATAAAACTATTTCTATGCCTTCTGTTGATGTATCTTTCACCTTGTCATCAGACGATCTTGACACTGTTTTGAAGTCGGCTTCCGTATTGGGTAGCCCACATATTGCTATCAAATCTGATGGAACAAAAATTGTTGTTGCTCAACTTGACAGCAAAAATTCATCAGCACATTCAAGTGAAATCGAAATCGCTGATGGTGATGGCAAAAAATACAATATGCTTTTTAAGACGGAAAATCTTCGGATGATTCCTGGGTCTTATCAAGTATCAATTTCTTTCCGTGGTATTGCAAGCTTCAAACATACTGAAAAGGACATTCAGTATTGGGTAGCAACTGACATTGGTTCGACAAACGAATAATTTTGTGACTTTTTATATTATGAGGTATCATGGAACATATACTTTGGACGGAGAAGTATCGCCCACAGACCGTTAATGATTGTATTCTTCCCGAAAGGCTGAAAAAGCCTTTCGAGGAGTATGTAAAAAGTGGAACGATTCCACATTTGCTTTTGAGCGGTGGTGCAGGTGTCGGTAAGACAACCATTGCTAAAGCTATGTGTAATGAAATCAATGCTGATTACATCATCATTAACGGTTCTGATGAGTCTGGTATCGATGTATTTCGTACCAAGATTAAAAACTTTGCTTCGACCATTTCTTTCACGGGTGGTCGCAAAGTCATCATCATCGATGAAGCAGATTATCTAAATCCCAATTCGACACAGCCAGCACTTCGTAATGCTATGGAAGAGTTTGCTGAGAATTGCTCC